ATATAGAAAAGAAAATAAGAAGGTGGCAAGTATGAGGTGGAAGCATCTAACAAGAATGATATTAAAAGAATTAGAATGAAAGAATCTAATCTACAATCTAAGTTCGGAGTATGGCTAAAGGTAAACAAAATGGAAGGAGTATTTGAGCTGAAATTAGAAAAAGGAAAATCATTTGCTTTTAACAAGGTCAAGGATCATCAGGTAGAAGCTTTGCTAGAAGCAAAACACGAAGGACTTTATCACAAGATAAACGACTTGCCAGTATATTCAGGATCAATGACCAAGTTCGCAAATCCCAAACCATTTGATTGTTTCTACATAAACTGTCCAGCATACATTGTAATAGGATTCTACAAGCCAAGAAAAAAGGTCGAAACATATATTATAGACATAGATAGATTTGTAGAAGTAAGAGATATAACTTTAGAAGGAGGAAGAAAATCTTTGAAGCAAGAGGAGTGGGAAGCATTAGCAATAAGAAATATAATGTTATAGTTGTTGACAATAATTATTTATGGTATAATGAAATCAATGAAAGTATCTAACAAAGAAACAATACAATGTTTAGAATGTGGCAAGGAGTTTCAAGAAGTGCCATCTCTAAAAAGAAAGTTTTGTTGCAAAGAATGTTATTACAAATCACTAACAAAAAATGGAGAGTACAGAGACTTCTTTAGAGGTCAAATAAGTAAAGGTAAAAAATAAAATTATGACAAACACAAAACAAAGAAATAAATGGATAGCGTTCTTATTAGCATTTCTAGCAGGAACATTAGGACTACATAGGTTCTACACAGGAAAAGTAGGATCAGGAGTAGTAATGATAGTTCTATCATTCACAGGAATAGGAGTGTTTATATCAGCACCATGGGCTTTAATAGATTGCATAAGAATACTAACAGGAGGATTCAAAGATAAGGATGGTAAAGAACTTATTTGATAATATGGAAAAAAAGATAACAAAACCATTAAAGTTTAATACAGTAGAGGAATTAGAAGATAAAATACAAGAATACTTTGATAGTTGTTTTGAGCATCAATGGGTAGACGAATACTTTAGAGATGAAGAGGGAAACAGAGTAATTAAAGAAAACGGAAGGTATAAGAAAGTTCCAGTTAAAAAATTAGTCAACATTAAACCATTGACTATTACTGGTTTAGCAGTTCACTTAGATACATCAAGGCAAACGCTTGTAAATTATGAAAAAAGAGAGAAGTATTTTGACGCAATAAAAAGGGCTAAAGCATATATCGAGGCATATACAGAGTCTTGTTTATTTGGAAACAATGTAACTGGAGTTATTTTTAATCTAAAGAATAACTATGGTTGGAAAGATAGAACAGAGATAGACCACTCATCAGGTGGTGAAAAGATAGAACCAATTAAAGTTGAAATAGTAACTAATGAAAATAAAGGCGACAACAGTATTCCAAAAGAACTGGAACAGCAAAAAGAAGATAATAGTCAATCAGGGGGGGACAAGAAGCAGTAAAACTTACTCACTTGCTCAACTTTTTGCCTTAAGAGCCATTGAAAGAAAAGATGGCGTATTTACAATCTGCAGGAAAACACTACCATCGCTAAAGGCTTCAGCATATAGAGATTATATAGAGGTGTTGAGGTCTTTAGATGTTTTCAATGAAGCCAACCTAAACAAGTCAGAACTAATATACAGGATAGGTAATTCAGAAACAGAGTTTATCAGCGTTGACGAACCGCAAAAGATTAGAGGAAGAAAAAGGGTTGATTTATGGATTAATGAAGCTAACGAATTAACATACGAGGACTTTAGACAATTACTACTAAGAACAACAGGGCAGGTATTCCTAGATTATAACCCATCAGATGAGTTTCACTGGATATACGAGCATATACTACCAAGAGAAGATTGTGAGTTTATACAATCAACATACCTAGACAATCCTTTCCTAGAAGCTTCTATTATTAAAGAGATTGAGTTGTTAAAAGACGTTGACCCTAACTACTGGAAAATATATGGACTAGGGGAAAGAGGTGTATCGGAGAGCAAGGTGTATTCTAACTGGGACTTATGCGATGAGTTCCAGGAAGGTTGTGATATTATTTATGGATTAGATTTTGGATATAATAACGAAACAGCTCTTGTAAGGGTGGGAATTAAAGAGAGAGACATTTATGTTCAAGAGTTAATCTATGAAAAACATTTAACCAACGCAGACCTAATCAACAAGATTAAAGAACTAGATATTAAAGGGTTGATATTCGCAGATAGTGCAGAGCCTCAAAGGATAGAAGAATTGTTGAGAGCAGGGATATCAGTAAGACCAACAATAAAAGATGGAAAGGTAAAACTAGGAATAGACCTAATGAAAACATACAAGATACACGTTACTAAAGATTCTGTAAATGGACAGAAAGAGATAAGGAGCTATTCTTGGAAAACAGACAGGGACGGCAAGGTGCTAGACGAACCAGTGAAAGTCAATGATCATTGGCTTGATGCGACACGATATGCAGTTTACACTTACGCCAAGCAACCAGTTCCCTCAATAAGCTGGGCATAGAGGTTGACAATAATAGTGTGCATAATACAATAAACAAAATGAAAAATGGGCATAATACAAAACATTAAAAATACATTATTCAAGGGTAACAGGTTTCTATCGTCAGATGATTTTGGTGGCTCTGAAACATTTAGAAGGTTAACTGGTTCTGATTGGAACGAAGCTAATAACTTATCGGCATATGGAAAATCGCTATATGTCTATGCTTGCGTTTCAAAGATAGCTGAGAAAGTAGGAAGCGTTGATTTCAAGCTATTAAAAATCATAAACGCAGATGGCGATACAGAAGAAGTTAAATCACACGAAGCACTAGACTTGCTTTACAAGTGGAATCCATTTTTCACAAAAGAAGAAGCTATTGAAACAGACACCATTAACAGAAAGTTGACTGGTGATTCTTATATTTACAAAGTAAGAAACGAGCAAGGCAAGGTTGTAGAATTATGGAACATCAGACCAGACCTAGTAACAATACAAAAAAGCAAAGAGAACTACATAGCAAATTATGTAGTTAGAGTTGAAGATGGGACAAAAGAAGAAGTTATAACACCAGAAGACATAATCCATATTAAGTATCCATCTCCACTAAATCAATACTTTGGATTATCTCCATTATCACCATCAGGAGAAAGAGTTAACACAGAAGAATATGCCAGCAAGTATCAGAGGGACTTTTTCTTAAACAACGCTAGAGTAGACGGAACACTTGAAACAGACGCAATGCTAACTAAAGACCAACGAGCAGAGTTGCTAGAGGGTTGGAACAAGTATCACAAAGGAGTAGGAAAGAACTCAAAAACAGCTGTTCTGGACGCAGGATTAAAATACAATCAAATCAGTTTATCACAAAGAGAGATGGACTACATAGAGTCAATGAGGGCAACAAGGGACGATATTCTTACAGCTTTCAAAGTTCCTAAACCAATCGTAGCAGTAACAGACGACGTAAACAGAGCAAACGCTGAAACAGCTCAAGAGATATTTTTATCAGAAACGATTAAGCCAGAATTAAACAAGTTGATTAACAAGTTAAACGAAGAGTTGATAATTCCAGAATATGGAGAAGAATATTACTTAACATATGAAGACCCTGTTCCAGTAAACAGAGAAGTTAAGCTACAAGAACTACAAGCAGGAGTTGATAAATGGATAACAAGGAACGAGGCAAGGCAAGACTCGGGATTAGAGCCATTACAAGGTGGTGATTCTTTATATGTTCCAATATCATCAATTCCTCTTAACAAGACAGCTATACAACGAGAGAGCAAGAGTTTCAGGTTGCTACACGGCAGAAGATTCTTAAAAGCTAAGCTGTCGCTAAAAGCTCAATACAAAGATTTCAGCGAATCACTTAAGAAGTCAGTAAAGGACGAAGTTGTAAAGGAGAAGAAAATAAAAGAGTCATCATTATTCAAAGATGTTGGACAGAGAAAGGCATATTATAATTATATGATGAAGAATATAGATAGAGAGATTGAGTCTTTGATCAGAAAGACAGTAGCGATGAAGAACGAGCAGAAGAACGAGATTATTAAAGAGTTAAAGAAAGTAAAACCTAAAAGCACTAAAGACATTAGCAAGGTATTCAACAAGAAAGAGCAAAACGAGAAATTAAAAGACTGGGCTATTCCAGTTATATCAGACATCTTCAAAAGAGCAGGAGAGGACGCAATGAAATTATTATCAATAGACACTATTTTTAATATGGAGGCAAAATCAAACACCAAAACCAAAATAGCAAAATTGATAGCAACAAGAGCAATGTTCTTTGCAACATCAGTCAACGACACTACATTTGATAAATTGAAAGAAGAGTTGTCAGTAGGAATAACAGCAGGAGAGGGGGTTGCTAAACTAACAAAAAGAGTAAACGAAGTTTATTTAGATTTTAACGATTATAGAGCAGAAAGGATAGCAAGAACAGAAACAACATTTGCTGTTAACGAAGCCAACCTAGAAGCATACAAGCAAGTAGGTTCAGAGGGTAAAGAGTGGATTGCTACGCTAGACGACAGAGTAAGAGACGAGCATTTATTATTAGATGGTGAGATTGTTAGAGCTGGGGAAACATTCAGCAATGGGCTTCAAGCACCTAGCGATGTTAACTGCAGATGCACAATAGCACCAGTATTTAGAATAATTGATTAGCCTATGGACTGCGTAATATTATACAAAGCACTACCAACAGCACACGAGGGAGAGATTCTCTACACAATAAGAAGCGTAACGAAGAATCTAAAGTTTGATAATTTAATAGTTATAGGAGACAAGCCATCATTCCTAAGCGACAAAGCGATACACATAGACTTAACGCTGAAAGATGACCACGTTAAAAGAGATTGTCTATTCAAACATATTGATATGTTAGCAAAGGCAAAGGCAATAATAGCAGACGAGAGAATATCAAAGGATTTCATATGGTGTAATGATGATATGTATATTCTAAAGCCATTTGAAGAGGTGTTTCCATATTATTACAACAAGAAAGTTAGGGATTGGCACGATGCACAAAATAATTGGGAGATAGCAGGTGGAAAGAAGAGCAAGACTTGGAACTACTACATTGAGGAAGCATACAAAAACTTTCCCGATGGTAATTGGTTCGAAGTTCATTGTCCGATAGTGTTTAATAAGAGAAAGCTAAGTACAGTCATAAATAAATATAAGCTGAAACACTTGGGAACGATAAGGACACATTACGCCAATCACTGTAAGATAGAGGGAGTTCCAACGATAGACTACAAAGCATATACAGTTCAAAAGTTCAAAGAGTATAAGTCTGCACCATTTATGTCAACAACAAACGTAATGGGTAGATTCCAACCATTAAAGATGTTCCTAAGGGAAAAGTTTAAAGAAAAAACAATTTATGAAAAATAACACACAAACAATGATCAAGAAAGAGTTTGCGTTCGAAATAAAGGACGTAGACATAGAAAATTACACAATGAGAGCCATTGTGTCTTCGGGGCAACCAGACAGGGGTGGAGATATAACAGAGCAAAGTTGGCTACTTGATAATTACAACAAGAACCCTGTTGTATTATGGGGACACGACCATTCAATTCCGGCAGTTGGTAAAACTCTATCAATAGGCGTTAACAACGATGGAATGCTTGAAGCAGTTATCCAGTTCGCAGTAGAACACTCTGCACTAGCAAAGGAATTATGGGGATTATACAGAGATAAGTTTTTAAATGCTTTTTCAGCAGGATTTATTCCTAACGATATAGAAGAGATGAACGGCTTTAGAGTATTAAAGAATAACGAGTTGCTTGAGTTCTCTTGTGTTAATATTCCGATGGACGCATTAGCATTAGCCAAGAGTGCAGGATTAAACGTTTCAATGATAGAAAAGTCAATGACCGAGGAAAACAACGAAGAAGAACCAGAAGAGGCTGAGAAGGGCAATTTTGAGGCAATAACAGAGAAAGAAGGAAAGGTTCTATCTAGTAAAAACAGAAAGCTAATAGAAAATGCTCTAAGTTCGCTAGATGATTTGCTAAAAGCAGACAAGGGAGCTACTGGAGAACCAAAAAAGAAATACAAGATGAAGCGTAATAAAATAATCAACAAAGCAATCAGGGAACTGATGGATTCAAGAAAATGATAAGCTACTGCGTAATGATGCACCCTAAAAGACAGAAATATCTTTCTTACTTGCAGGGGAAAATACCTAACCTAAAACTTTCAATAGATTGTGGAAGGGGAGTATGGGATACAGCGAGAAGGGCTTGGCTTTCATACGATAAAGACAAAGAATATCATTGCGTCGTCCAAGACGATATTATCCCTTGCGAAGGTTTTACTGATAAGGTTGAAGAGTTGATAAGGGAACACGGTGATCAATATGTCTATTGTCTATTTATAAGAAACAAGGGACAAAAGAGCCTAGAAGATAAATGGAAAAAAGGATTTGAAGATGGATACCTTCTATGGTGGAAACTAAACTGGGCGTTGGCAGTAGTTATTCCGACAAAGCATATTGAAGATATGGTGGCATACTGTGATAAAATGACAGACAAGAAATACATCAACAGAGATGACGAGAGAATGAAGCATTATTTTAAGAGCATAGAAAAAACAATGTTATACCCACTTCCCTGCCTAGTTCAGCACAGAGAAGAAGAAGACAGCTTAATAGGACTGGGGCATAATAGGGGCAGAAGAGCAGTTAAGTTTATAGACGATGAAAATACCAAAAATAATACATAAAATATGGGTAGGAGATAAGCCAGCTCCTATGAAATGGATAAATACTTGGAAAGACAAACATCCAAGCTGGGAGCATATCCTATGGGACAATGATAAGGTTTATTCTAGAGATTGGATCAATCAGGAACATATAGGAGAATATACAGAGAAAGGAATATGGCATGGAGTGGCAGATATCATTAGGTACGAGATATTATATGAATACGGAGGGATTGTTTCAGGGGCAGATAGTGTTTGCTTAGAGCCGATAGACGAGTTGTTCGATAATGACTACGAGTTGTTTACTCCAGTAAGCGATAAAAAGTTCAGCGATAATCCGATGCTTTCTGAAGACATTGACACATCGCCAATATACGCAAGTGTTAAGGGATATGAGTTTATTAAAAAGATGATTGATGGAATAGGAGAAATAAAAGAACTTAAAGCTCCGTATAGGTCAGTAGGAAATCATTATACTAAGCATATGTTGCTTAAACACAAGCCTAACATTAAGCTACTCCCAGCATATCATTTAGTACCAACATTCAAAGATGGGACAAGATATACTGGTAATGGCAAGATATATGCAGAACATTACTGGGGAGCAACATTCGATATTTATGATAAGGGCGTCTAGAGGTTGACAATAATGGTAGGCATAATAAAATTAAGATAGATAACAAGAACCGATATTCCTGTAAAACGATAAAGGTCGTTACTCCGCACAGGACGGACGGTAGCATAAGTAATTAACAAACAAAAAAAGCAATGAAAAAAGAATTAGAAAAAGAGTTAGAAACTGAGGGAACAGAAGAAACAGAAGAAGAAGTAGAAGGTTGCGAAACTGACGAAGAGGAAACAGAAGAAGATGAAGAAGAAGTTAAGGAAAACTTAAAGTCTTACATTCAATCTGAAACAGCATCTGCATCAGAAAAAGCAATCGACGAAATGCTAGACAAGAAGTCAGAAGAGCTTGTAAAGAAGTTCTTTGCAGGAGTTGAAGTAAACCGTGAAAAAGCAATCAAGAGTGCTAGAAAACAAGTTAAAAACCTAACCGAACAAGAACAGGTCAAAAACTGGTTTACAGCATTGATGGCTAAAGACACAGCAACTCTAAAAAGAATGGAAAAGGATTATCTAAACACTGGTGATGACGAAAAAGGAGGATACTTAGTTCCACCTGCACTTTTAGCTGAAGTAAACAGATTTACTGAAGAATATGGAGTAGCAAGGAGAGATATGAGATACCTACCTTTCTCTGGAGCTGGTAACGAAAGAAAAATCCCTACACTTGCAAGTTCAGTTAGCACTTTCTGGGTAAACGAAGGTGGTTCAAAACCATCTACTGTTCCTGAGTTCGCATTAGTAACTCAAACTCTAAAGAAAATTGCTGCAATTTGTCCAATGACAGAGGAAATGCTTGAAGACCCTGCTATTGACATTATCAGACTTCTAGGTGAGCTATTCGGTGAAGCCGTAGCATACGAAGAAGACAGAGTGTTCTTAGCTGGTGACACAGACGATGGCGACCCATTTAACGGTGTTATCAACGCTGCTGGTGTAGTTCCTGTTGTTATTGGTTCAGTTAATCCTTCAGCAGCCGACTTTGGAAACGAACTTGCAGACGCAATGAACAGGGCACTTTACGCTGTTCCTACACAAGTAAGGAACAAAGGAAAGTTCTACATTCACAGCGACTACATGGGCATCTTACAAAGAGTAAAGGACCCAGAAGGAAGATACTTAATTCAAAGACCAGTAGGAGACAGCAATGTTTCAACAATCTGGAACAGACCAATCGAATTGGTTGATGTTTTACCAGATGAAGACGCTTCTGGCGAAGACACTCCTATCGCATTCTACACAGATCTTAACAAGACTTGTGTTTACGGCGACAAGGGTGGACTAAGAGTTAAATATCTAACTGAAGCAACAATCTCATCAGCTGGAGAATCTCCTTCATCTATTAACTTAGCAGAAGAAGATATGGTAGCTTTGAGAATCGTAAAGAGAACAGGATACGTTCCTTTATTGCCATCAGGTATTGCAGTATTGACACTTGGAGACGAGAGCTAATACGTTCGTATAGACGGGGGAGTAAAACCTCCCTCGTAATATGAACATATTAAAGATGTTTAAGGGATATCAAAACAAAATGATGACCCTTTATAAAAAAAAGAGTAAAAATAATAAGCATAAAAAAAAGTATGGAACAAAAAATAAAAATGTATGATCCATCAGTGGACGCATACAGAAACATATCAATCGAAAAAGCTAAGCTATTCGTAGCTTCAGCAAAGAAGGTAGAAGAAGAGTTAAATAAGATAAGTAAAAAATAAACATATGAACACAGTACAAGAAAAAGGAATTTGGAAGCCAGTTTGGAAAATAACTAAATACGCTTCACAATCAGACAAACAAAACAACAACATCTTAGAAGAGGTTGTAATAGACGGAAACTTATTAACAAAAGCAGGCATCAACGAAATCTGGACACTAGTTTCAGGTTCAGGGGGTGAGCAGTTCGGAGAATTATCTAACTTAATCGTTGGAACAGGCTCTGGGGCTGCAACAGACGAAGACGCAGAAGGAACATTTACTGCAGGAGTTAAGAAGGCAATGGAATCAGGATACCCTACATATGGAACAAGTCAAAAGGTTACATTTAAAGCATCTTACGATGGAAACACAGCAAATCAAGCTTGGAATGAGTTTGGAGTATTGAGCAAAGCATCAAGTGGTATTCTTCTTAATAGAAAAGTATCCTCACAAGGAACAAAAACATTAGGACAAGTTTGGGAGCTTGAACTAGAAATATCATTAGCATAATTAACTTAACTTAAAAGCTATGGCACAAGAAAAGCTAACAGATAGACCAGAGCTTGAAGAATTAGTCCACGATGATGACGTTGTTCATGTCGTGGACGTTTCTGATACAACGGACTCTGCAGAGGGAACATCTAAAAAGTGGAAGATTTTGAAATGGTTAGAAAATCTTTCTAACAAGTCAAACGATATAGCAACAGATGCTTCTTCAACAACAAAATATCCTAGTGTAAAAGCTTTCAAAGATTATGTAGATGGTTCAGTAGCAGGATTATTAGACTATAGAGGAGGTTATGATGCTTCTGGTAATACATACCCAGTAGCAGGAGGTTCAGGAACAGCAGGTGCAGTATTAAAAGGTGATATGTGGATTATATCAGTAGCTGGAACTTTAGGAGGTGAAGCAGTTCAAGTAGGAGATTCTATTATTGCAAATGTAGATATTCCAGCTCAAACAGCAAGTAACTGGAACCACTTAAATGCAAACATATCTTATGTTCCAGAAGATCAAGCAAACAAGAAAACAACAATTACAAGCTCAGATACTGATTATCCTACTTGTAAAGCAGTTGAAACAGGATTAGCAGGGAAACAAGCAACTGGTTCTTATGAGGTA